GTAGTAGTTGTTGCTCTGTGTTGTCAGAGCGCCGAGGCCTTGATCTGTACCTTCTGCGAATGGATTTGCTACCAGACCGTAACGAGTCTTGAAGCCAATCTTTGGCTGGAATGTACCAGTATCTACAGCACGAACCATTTGCAGCGGTACGTATGGGCAGTAGAACATACCAGCATCGTATGCGTTTGTGCCTTTGTAACCAACTACAGCAAATTCGGATGTTGAACCAACTGGGAAGTATGGGTCGATGTAGACTTTGATACGACCGAAGATTGTACCAGCAAATGTGTTGCCTGTATCGTCAACTGTCAGTGATACTTGACCAGCAAGTGCTGAGTTATAGTCAAGGATACCAGCCATTGCCAGAGCAGAAGCTACGTCTGAAGAACAGATAACGATGTTACCTTTTCCACGACGGGTTGTCTTAGCGATTTGGTTTGCTTCACGCTCAATTTGGAATGCCAGACCTTTGATCTTTTCAACCATCCAACGACCGTTTGAGTCTGTGTCAAGGTTGAATGCGCCTCTAGTTGTTGTACCTGCTTGGCAACCTGGCTTAGCAATCTTGTAGATTGTACGGATAACTTCACGGTTGATTTCAGCAAGAATTTCAGCGGACAGAATGTTAGCCAGTTCTGTTTCAGCGTCAAGACCATGAACTGCTTTCAAGTCTTGTGCCAGTTCCATTGAGTATTCTGCTTTCAGCGCACGTGTACGGGCTGTTACAGTGACTTTCTCAATTGAGAATGCCATTTCTTGGAATGTGTTACCAGCAGCGCCATCACCCAGTGCTTCAGCAGAACCAGTTGTCATAGCGCCAGTTGGAGCAGCGTTACCTGTGAACAGATAATCTGTAACGTTACCAGAAATGCTCATTGAAGAAGCAACGATTGCACCGTTAGCACCCGAGAATGCTGTGTTTGCTTCGTTGTAGAATGCTTCTGTACCGCCTTGTGATGCATACTTAGTACGCATTGCAAAGATCAGACCTGTAGGACCTGTCATTGGCTGAACGCCGCAAACGTCATAAGCGATCAGGTTAGGCAGTGAACGACGAACCAGGCTGATCAGAATTGGATCGAAACCAGCAACTGGACCAGCAGCAGCAGAACCGCCACCAAAACCACCTGTACCAGCAAAGTTAGTTGGAGAACCAGTTTCGCTCAGAATTGAACCTTCTTTGATCATCTCTTGAGCTTGGTTCTCAAGAATAACCGCTGTAACTGCTTTACGATATGGGTCAGCAATTTTTGGCATATCTGGATGATCCAGAACGCTTTCCCATTTTGATTGTAGATTTTCAGACAAATACATCTTTGTATCTCCTTAGTTTATTATTTAAATTTTTGTTCTTGAAATTGCATTAACAACCGAAGCGACATATGGATCAGCGGCTACTTTCTTTTCGCTACCATCGTCTTCTACTTCTTCATGAAGTTGAGCTACATCGGCTTTTTTGATGCCTGATGGAAAGTAATTCTCACGAATTGTCTCAAGTTTTTCAACGAACTCTTCCTCTGTGGAGAATTCTACACTCTCTGCAAGTGCTTTGATTTTTTCTACTTGAGTTGCTGTGAGACCTTCGCAAACTTCATTTACTAGTTGTACTTTGATTGCTTCAGTAAGCTGTTTTTTATACTGAATATTTGCTTCAATTTCTTCATTCAGTTTAACTTCCAGTTCTTCGACCTTAGATGCAAGTTCATCGACTAGTTCTACTTTGTCTTCTGGAACGTTGATGTAGTTTTCGGCAAACAGATTACGCAAACCAGCAATAAAGTCTTCTGTGATTTCCGAACGCAGACCGCTTTCGATAGCGATTTCGTTTTCGTCCATCCACTGCTCTACTACGTAGTTCAGGTAGTCATCTACTTTTTCTGTAAGTTCAGACTTGATTTCTTCAAGGGCTTCAGCCAACATGCCGGCATATTCTGCTTCCATTTGCTCTTGAATCTGAGCAACACGGTCGAATACACGTGCTTCAAAGATTGTAGCGGCTTTTGCTTTGAAGTCTTCAGAAATGTTTTTGTCATCAGCAAACAATGAAGCAACATCTTCTTTCATTTGTGCTTTCATTTCTTCGATTGCTGTTTCGTCATCAATCAGTTCTTCTTCTTCGTCGGCTTGTTCAGGCATCATTGCTGCGCCTGTACCAGCTTTCATATTCTTGTCGCCAAGCTGAACATCGGATGATGCCGCTGATGGCTTAGTTGTAGGTGCTGAAGCACTCTTAGCACTAGCTTTGTTTGACAATTTGTTAGAATCATCAGTAGGCTTGTTATTTTGATATGTAGGACCGCCCAAGTCTTCAGGTGTTCCAGAGTTACCTGGAGTAACAGAAGGCAGTTTAGGCATTGGCATACCAGGAGCAGATGACTTGCTTCCTGCAAGAATTTCTGCCGCTGCTTCCATGAGTTTGTTTGTTGCCATTGAATATCTCCTTATGATTTCTTATTTATAAATTTTAAAGTTTTCGTAGAAAGTTTTCGAAAAGCTGTAACCCAACAGATTCAATGTCTCTGCGTGATGCTTTGCGAATTTGCTGTTTAGCATAGTCGATATGAGACTCGACAAACTTACCTTCTACGAACATCCATTCTTTGTTCTCCATAATACCTTGAACAAAAGCACCTGGAGCAGAAGGGTCAGCAACAATATCAGCAGCAGTTGCAAGACGCAGGTCATCTTGTACTAGATTATAACCTTCTTTTGTCATTACGACAGAACCCAAAGCACGTGATGAAACACCAAGACCGACACCAGACTCAATAAGATTCTTAGCAATCAAACCATATGGTGTTTCCATGATGAGTGCTTTACCGACAAATGTATTACCGTTCTCTACCAAACTTGTAATCTTATGCGACACACGTTCTAGATTCAGTGATGGTGTGTCTGGATGTCCCAGTTCACCAAGCGCACGATTTGTGTTGATGTACTCTTCGGTATATCGTTCAACTTCATTACGAAGTGTATCCATTTTGTACATACGATTGTTACGGTTGACTGCATCGCCAACTAGAAATATGCCTTCAATGTACAGATTCTTTTTACCGTCTTCTGTTTTTTCGGTAAGATATCTTACATTTTCAATGTGTTCTTTAATAAGTTTCATTAGATTGATACTCCTGTGTATGGATCAACATTGTAAGTTGCATACTTGGCCAGTTCTAGAACAACCGTACCGCCAGTAACAATTTCAATTACGATGCTTTGAGTGTTATTATTTGCAATTGAATGTCCGTACTCATCAAAGTCCATGCTGCCACCACTATGCAGTGCCAGTAATGGAATGCTATTACGGACAATACGAATGTTGCCGTTTGTTGACCATTTAACATGACGAATGTCTGCCGCAGTAACAGTCTCGATGGTTGCGTTTGCTCTTAAATCATTGAGAGTGACAGTATATGTTCCAGGATCAACTGCTCGAACGATTGACGATCCTCTAAGTGTATTGGTAATTTCAAATGGCATTTTATTTTAGTCCCATTGCTTGACGACGGCGCATTGACATTTTTCTTTTCATCAATGTACGTCTTAGTTTACTTTTTCTTGTTGTCTTCCAAGAACGTTTCAATAAACGTGCTTTACGTAATCTTACTGTTGCAGGTATACGTTTAACCGTGCTACCAGAAATTCTATAACCTTTGATGCCTGATTTGCGTACATTTCTTTGTACGATAATTCTACCTTTTTTGTTGCGACGAATACGGCGGCGTACTTTTGTAATACGACCCATCTTTTGAATGTTTGGATTGCGTTTCTTAGCCGCTTCCTCTAACACTTGTTCGTCAACTTCAATCTCTTCAAACATCGCATCAACGACATATGGCTTTGCTTCTTCCATACGGATAGAAGCAATGTCGTTCAGACGCTCAAAGATTAATTCTTTGGCTTCGTCTAATCTATTCTGTAGAATTAGTTCTACAAAATTCATATAGTTTTCCGAATGTTGTTACAGACTCAGTTAGTTGTTGCCAAAAGATTTCTTTGCTGTCTTCTTCTAACTGACCGTATGTGTTTATAATTTGTTGTTTTGTTTCTTCGTCTAAAGAAATAGTAATGCCATCGTTGAGCGTTATTTCTTCTGCTTCAGCAAGTTCTTTAATGTATTCTTCCGCTTGAACTGGAGCATCAACCATTGGACCATAAGGAATGCTAAATGCTCGTTTTATTTTGTCACTCCAATACAGAGCAATACGTGTGCCGTCTGGATACAATCTTACCGCTTTACGTTTGATTACTAATATAACAGGTGGATCTGGCACCAATGGTGTATCCATACGTGCTTCATTAAGTTCTACTTCTTCACGGACTGCTTGTCTTGCTTTACCATAAATCTGTTTACTTGAAACTAAATCTACCATGCGATTAAAAAGATTACGCATGATCTCACGATCAGCATTGTTGAACTGTGGGCGTTCTTCACCCATCTTGTCTAAGATTTTGTGGATGCGGGCCAACTGTGCTTTGTTTGCTAACCCTGCACGAACAAGCGCATCGAACTTAGAGTAGTCCTGTTTCTCTTCTTCTACGATAGATTTGAATTCGAGTAGTGATTTCATTCTTGCTCTACGGCTTCTTCACTGTCGGTAACTTCTTCGTCACCTTGCTCTTTCCCGCCAAATAAAGTTGTAGCCATTTCTTGCTTACGGCCTTGGAGCGCATCGAACGCTTTTGCGGATAAAACATTTTCTATACCTTCTTTTGCTGCTGCGCTATCACCAGCGGCAATGTTATTGATAATATCTTTTAGTTCCATAATAATTTTCCTTATCTGCGTCTATTATTTATACTGACAACCGATTTACTTACTTCGTCATCTAAACCAGGTGTTAATGACTCTTCTTCTTCGGTATTTTCTACCGTATTGTCTTCTGGTTCTGCTTGAGGTTCAGCACCCTGTGGTGGTCCACCTAATGCGGGACCTTGCATGTCATCGGGCAATGTGTCTTTTTCTTTTTGTATTGCTGCTTGCATTGCTTCAATCTCTTCATCCGTCATCATGAGAATCTTATTCATCACATAATTATTGGAGAAGTAACGACCAACAAATGGATCAACTAGGCTTACCATTTGTAATCTATTCTGTAGCAATTCTGCTTCACGCAGTTCGGTAAAGTTATTGTCTTTACGGAAGTCGTAGTAAACATCTTCTTTGAACTTATCCCATTCTTCACGTGTACAAATGCCCTTCAGTACCAATTGTACTTTGAGTGCTTCATCAAACACTTGTGAGAACTTATTACGCAGACGAACAACAAACTTGGCAAACTTCAGTTCATCACGTGTAACTTCTTGTGAACGACCAAGACCTGCTAAACCACCTTCTTGTGATTCAAGTCTTGAATATGGTACGTTTAAAGATTGTAAAAGTTTCTTTTGGAAATATTTTACATCTTCTAGTTCGCCCAAGTTTTGACCAGCAGGCAGTGTGGTAATTTCTGTACCTTTACCACCTTCACGGCGTGGTAGCCAGAAGTCTTCAAGCATTGACATATGCTTACGTTCATCACGGATCTCACCTGTGTTGGCATCGTAAACTAATTTGTTACGGTACTTGATCATGATGTCACGCAGATATTGCTCTGCTTTACCACGTGGCAAGTTACCAACGTCGATGTAGAAAATACGGCGTTCTGGCGCTCTTGAAATACGGTAAATAACAATCGCATCTTCAATCATACGTAACTGATTGAGTGGCTTGATTGCTTTGTGTAGATACGAAATAACAAATGTATTCTTAGCATCCATCAAACCAGAGTTCACATTAATGATAGCGTCTGGTGCAATACGAATGCCTTGACCTACGTTTGATGTAAATGTCTGTGTCGTGGTACCACGATCATTATAGACATAGTATTCAGCAACCGATACGACGATCATTGCTCCAGTTTTTGGATCACGATCTTTTTTAATCTCACGCACTTTACGAATCTTGCGTGGATCAATGTATCTAAGTTCTTGAATACCTTCTT